GCGCAAACCGCTAGTTCCGCCAGTTGTTGTTGTTGATGAGCCTGCTTGATCGTCATTAAGAGCCATTGACTGTGCTTCTAGCGATGATAGCTCAAGCATTAAGTCGTTAGAGATAGCTGGATCAATGCCATTAATATCATCCATAACGGCAGTTCTAATTGGTAATTGTGCAGTAATAACTCTAGTCGGTAATTGCCATATTGTTGTTGCAATATTTGGGCTACCACTATTAGGAGTTACAGGGTATGTAAAAGGGTTTGTTGCGTCTGCGGCATTACCTGTTTTAGCCACGAATTGAGCGGCTGATCCTGTGTATGTAACTTGACGGCTTCCCATTCTAAATGGGTTTGCATATCTTAAAGCGGCAAAAGCGTCATCAAAATAAACTCGACCACCAATATTTAAACCTGATCCTGTTAGCGTTGATGCTTCTTCTACATCTTTGGTCTTATTCTTATCAGTAAAATTAACTGTGGCTTTGCCTTCAGTTAATGCCTGTTTAATGCCATTTAAAATTTTTTCAGATGTATTCATTTGTATTCCTAATTAGTTAAGAAAAAAAGGCGGCGATAAAACCGCCTTTTCCCCGTATTACATTAATGCTATAGATCAGCAGTTGCAGTTGATCTGTAACGAACTAAAGCGAAAGGATCAACAATAGATGTTGCTAATCGTTTTTCACCATAGAAAGTAATAGAACCTGGCAATGTTTGATCATAACGGCGTAATACCATGTTTAAACGATCAACAATAGTATGACCTCTAGTGAAATCACCAAAATACATTGGATATAAACTATCAGTTCCAGCCGATGCTGAATATTTAGAAGGTGCATTTACATAGGTATTAACTACAACATCAAAACCTAATAATTTACCTACAATACCATCATCGCGAGCCAAACCATCAACATAAATTGGTCTGCCTTGTGTATCTGTTAAACCACGAATTGCTGAAAGCATTACAGGGTTAATAACAAATTTAGCACTAGGTGTCCAATATGCTTGTGGTAATGCATAAACAAAATTAACAACATCTTCATAACTTACATTGTTTGTTAATGCGTTTCCGTTTGTTGTTAATTGATCGTATGTTGCTAGATCATGTAAACCATCAGTTGATGCTGTGCCTGATGAGCCAAAATCTGAAGCTGATGTAGTGCCGCCTGTGTAAGAAGCATTAGCGCCAGGATATTGATTAAGACCGCGTAAGCCGTCAGAACCACCACCGCCAGTTGCACTAGCTACACCTTGATCGTTGTTCGTGATCATAGATTGAGCTTCGCGTTGGCTAAATTCAGCTAACATATCTGAAACTACATTAGATTCCAAACCATCAATGTCATCTAAAGCCGCAGTTCTAATTGGGAATTGAACATTTAAGTCTTTTAAGTTTAATTGCCAAATTGAAGTTGCTTCAGTTGTAGCCGCAGTATTATTAACAATACCATAACCCCAACCAGCGCCAGCATTACCTGTTTTAGCTCTAAATTGATATGTAGAAGCATCAGTAGCAACAGAACGAGATACACCGCGCATAGGATTTTCTAAACGCAATGAAGCAAATACTGGATCATAAGCAGTTCTACCACCAATGCCTGCACCTGAACCTGTTAGAGTTGAAGCTTCTTTGAGGTATGCGTCATATTGACCAGCATCTTCAAAAAGTTTAATTTCTTTTTCTACGCGACCATTGCCTTTCATAAATTCAGCAAGTTGTCCTTTAACCATACGATTAACTTCTTGCGAAATTGATTTGTATGTTTTAATGATTGGAGTAGTGTTGATTGAAGCAACTTTAGCTTCAAGTGCCGCTACTTTTTCATCAAAAGAAGCTACAGTTTCAGCAATTTTAGCATCGACAGTAGCATTTACTTCTTCTACCTTTGCTAAATTAGCCGCTTCTATAGCGTCTAGTTTTTCAATGATTTTTTCCATGATTTATCCTTTTAAACGATTGTTAAGATGTTTAAGAAGTTCTCTTTGCTCAAAAGCTTTAAGCAATTCTGCTTCTTGGTTTACCACCGCATCGGATTCACTCTGAATAGGTGTATTTTCAAAAATAACTTTAGGCTCATCCCGAGATTCTAAAATTTGTTTGAAAATTGAAGATGCGGTGGTCGCATCTTTTCTTGAAAGTTTTGCATCACGCAATGCTTTCTCGATAAGTTTTAAGTCTAAAGAACCATCAGCTCTAAAGCACTCTAATTTCGAGATTTCAGCATCTAAATTATTTGGTTGCATAACAATTGATACTTCTCTTAATCCGCCTTTAGTAATTTGGAAATAAGCTTCATCCATATCATCATCGTCTGCTAAAACATTGCCTTCTTTATCTGTCATACAGTATTCGTCTGCATAAGCGCCTACAGAAACACCGCCAACAAGGTTAGGGCTTTCTTTCATAATGGTATATAAGTCTTTACCCATGCTAGTATTTACAAACATCTTACCTTTTGCATGCATGCCTTCATCATCCATCATAAATTCATACCATTCACCAACTGGCATTGACATATCGTTATGTTGAAAATACATTGGCAAAGGTTTTTCTGATTTCATAAATTCATCCATCCAATTAGCAAACCCTTCAGCTTTATAATTGAACTTACGGCCATCAGCACCTTCTCTTGGGCCAAAAGTTGTTACTGTTGCTTCAATCACACCGCTATAATCGGAAGCTTCATCGGCTTTAACACCTAATTCAACTTTTGATTCAAAAAAATACTTTTCAAAATTTAGTTTATTAATCATTGATTGGAACTCCCTTATTTTTCATTCCGTTAGTTTTAACAGGTTGAGGTTTTCTCTTTTTAGCCTGTTGCGTTAATTTGTCGAGTAGCTCTTTTAATGTCATTAGGCTTTACCTGCCTGACCTGTTTTGCCAACGCTAGAAGTGTTGCCGCCGCCACCCGTATCTTGCGGTGAAGTGCCACTAATAGGCCTAGCTTGTTTTGATGTATCTTTTAATTCGTCTGCGCCTTCAAAATTTTCTTTGCCAAGATATTCTCGCGCTTCATTAGGTGTCATTATACCTGAATTTACGCCTGCTACGGCATAATTCATTTGATCTAATGGTGCGCCTTTTAAAAAGTTTTCAGTTTGGAATTCAATACAAAGATTTGGATAGCCAACAAGCAATGAAGTTTTAAATTTTTGTTGTATATTAACAATCATTGGATACATTGTTGATTTGTAAAATTCATCAAGCATAGTTTGGGTATTATTATATTTGCTTTCGCCAATACCTATCATAGATGGCGGAACTCCAAACAATCCACAAATACGCTTCATAGTTTGTTCTTTTAATGCGCGTGCATCCGCATCTTGAAGTGTTAGCATATTTAATGGCATGTATTTCATGCCGTTATCTAACAACATACCTTGACCTGGTTTCGATAAATCAGTTGATTTAGAACCTGTAAGAGAAGTCCATGCTTCTTTTAATCTTGCGGCTATTTCTTTAAATTTAGCGTCAGGAATAACCTGGTCTGTAACAAACATGCCGCTAGGTTTAGCTCCGTTAAGCATAATAAAATTGCTATATAAATCAATATCTTGATCTAGTGATACTAATTCAGTTGCTAGAATACCTTTATTAAAACCAGCGCTACCTTGCCAAGCCATTTCGCTTGCATGAATAACTTGGAAATATTCTAATGGCTCATCCTTATTAAATCCGTAAGTGCTAGTCGATAGCCTGTATGTAGGATACCGCGTAGGCGTAATTTGAGCGGTTATTAAGGTGGAATCCAAAAGATACATTTCCATTGGGGTTAGCGTAGAATTGGTTTGTTCCTTGCGCCATAAAGCAGTAAATGTTTCGCCCGAGAGGTCATACCACATTGACCATTGATACCAAAATTCGTATGCAGATTGATAATTATTAGGATTGTTTAATAAATAATAAACTGCTTTTGCTTTAGCTTTATCTCTAGCTGAAACATTAGGATCAGTAACCGCATCAACTAGCTTACCATTTTCATCATAAGCCATAATCTTAATAGGTAGTTGAGCTAATGCGCGAGCTTTAGCATTTACGCAAGCCATAACAGTTGAGTTTCGTGATAGCATAGACATATCGACTACGCGACCAGCCGCATTTACAGAACTTGTAGTTACATATAATAATTGATTATTTGATTGATTTTTTTGGCCTTGAACATTGCGAAGTATGTTGTTACCAAGAGCAGTTTGACCAAAAAGAGTATTGCTTTCGTTTGCGTTTTGATTTGGTTTTCTTTTGAATATATCTAGTATAGCCATGTTTATCCTTTAAATACTTCTAAATCCAAATGATGTAGAAACCAATGGATGATCTAGTGAGCAATGCATCGCAATAATAAGCGCTATTATACCATCCACTTTTGCGCTCTTATCTGCTTCGTTCTTACGAATCTTAATATTGCCATTGACATCAGTATAAACTTCGCAATTGCCTAGTTGCCAACCCACAAATGGATTGCCATTGTGTTTAATAGCGTTTTGCATAATGAGTTTTTCAACATGCTTGGATGGGTTATTTAAAACGGCCATGCCCTGTCCAACTTTCTTAACTGGAATGCTATTATCGTGTAATCGAGCAACTAAAGAAGCCGCATTGTAAGCGTCATAACCTACTTCTTTAACATTATATAAAGTAGCTTGTTGTTTTATGTATTCAGAAATCTCGCGATCATCCATAACATTGCCTTCAGTAATATGCAATATTTTAGATTGAACGGCTTGGTCAAATATACCACGATAATGAGTTGGAATCAAGGATAACGCTTCTTCAGGTAAAAAGAATTTAAAATCGGCATAATAATAATCGGAAGCATATCGTTTTAATATGCAAACTGCATTTAAGTCGCGAGTTGCCGCCAAATCAAATCCAATAAATACTTCTTCAGGATCGCCATTATCTTCACCTATAGACTTATCCCAGTAGTCGCGATCAATCCATGCGGTGTTAGCAGATACATATACATTAAGAGTTTTACAAAGAAATTCATTTAACGCTGGCGGTTTAAGTTTTGCTTGTTCACATCGTTCTTTAATTGCTTCTTGGTAAACTGATATCCCATGCATTGGGTTGGCTTTTGCCCAAGTTGATTCATCTTTCCAATTATCTTGAGGATCAAGTCCATAAAGTAAACCAAACCAGCGCGAATTATCAGGCGCATCACTATTAAGCATTGATTCAAATGCTGATAAATCTTCATAAAACTTTGTATCCTTTGAAAAACTTGCAGTAGTAATATAAATTCTTAATGGATTCTTTCGGGCAACCATGCCTGAAAATATAACCTCAATAGAATTACGATCCACAATTTGAGCGGCTTCATCTATAATGACGCAAGAAGCATTTTTACCATCACCTGATTTTTTATTGTCGCGAGATAAAGCGCGAAACATAGTTTGACTGTCATTAGATTTGCCAATCTCATATTTGCTTACCCGATACCATGCTTTAATTTCATCAGGCATAGATTCAATCATTGATCTTGCGGCATCAAATACAATAGATGCTTGTTCACGATTAGTTGCAAGCGTAAAAACTTCCGCACCACCTTCATTAAAAGCTAATTCATATAAACCTATAACTGCGGTTAAAGTTGATTTGCCAGCTTTGCGAGGAATAAAAACAATGACATCAGTTGTCATTCTTTTTTCATGGTCTTTTTTGTAACGGAATCCATAGATACCGCAAAGAAGTAAAACTTGGAAAGGTTCAAGAATTATTGGTTGGCCAGTATCAGGGCCTTTCGTATGTTTAAGCATTCCTACAAAATCTAATACATGCTCTACATATTCAGGAAAAAATTCATATTCCCAATGCTTATCTTCCATATAATTTAGAAAGCGTTGGCATGCTAATTTTATATTATTGCAAACTTCAATATTGCCCTTCACTACATCTTGAGCATATTGAACTCCAATTAAATAACTCATCTTTTAATTTGTGGCCCTAACATTAGTTTGCCTATAATTGAATTAGGAACTGCGCTAGTTTTAGCAAGCCTAGATTTTGGAGTAAGTCCAAGCTCATTCATTAAAAGAATAATTTGTTTAAGAGCTTCTTTGCGAATAGAAACATAAGGCGATGGCCCAATAGTTTTTCCGTCATTAAAGCTAGTTACTAAACCTTCTACCGCAATATGTCGATTGCAATCAACATAAGTGTCAATCTGATCTGTCAGCATAGTTAAGACATGGCGCTCTTGATCCGAGCCTATGCCATAGACATCATAAAGATATTCAGAGGTTTCATCGTAAAATCTTTTTTTGCTCCAAGCTTCAGGATTGTCCATCCACTCCGATTCGGGAATTCTTCGCTTAACTGATTCGGGAAGAAGCGTTCCCATTTTTTCGCCTTTCGTGCCATGAATTAAATGGACTTCGGCTGGTATTCTTGCGCTCATTAAAGACACCCCCCCTTAAAAACCCCTTTTGTGAAAGGTTGGT